ATAAAAATGTAAAACAGTAAAAAGAAATAAAAATCTTTTTGCGTCCAACATAGCAAGTGTGTCCAAAGGACAAACAACACACTGTCGCCACTTAAAGCATGAAATTAAACACACAAAAGCAGTAAACAAGTTAAAACAAATTATAATACAAATGGGTCTTTTATAGTCAGATTCCCAAGACTATTCTGGCACATTAAACTCTGAAACTAGTACGCCCATAGAAATTAAAATCTCCAATAGGACGGCAAAGTACTCTGAGTATTTTCATACTCCTAGCCTTATCGAGTTTAATGGCAAACCACCTGCTATACAATGAAAGAGCAGTATTTGGATTCACCCCAGCAAAATTGCCAATGTACATTGAAGTTGTGTGCGACAATTCTTGTAGGGCTATAACCTCTGACCCTCCATCCAAACCGGTGGCTTTATCTCCACATAACTTAGTGAAGATGACACTGCCAGAACTACCCCCATAAGTGGTTGTGCCCAGACTCCACATGAATTTCAATTCAAGTGTTCCACAATGAAGTCCATGGCAAGCAATCATATGAGCAAAGGGGTTGTTACCTAACGCAACAGTAGAAGTTGAAGAAGAAATATCAAAGAAACGAGATCCAATGACGTATTCCTCTTCATCCACTGTAAAAGCCGAAAAATCCACCCACAAAAAATAATCATTTGGAAAAGTGGGAACTGAGAGATCAGGTAACTTGATCTCATCAATTTCAAGGATAATTGGCATGTCAGCAGTCTCCCCTGATGGTGCTATTGGTCCAGAAATAGCATATAAACTCAATGTAGACATATTAGTACCTACTTGAGTGTCCATTAAGCGCAAGGGAGTACGGTGGTAAGGAGAGCGAATTTCAATTTCAAACTCTCCACTACTGTCGACGTTTACACCAGGATATTTAAAAACATTGTTCCACGTCGCAGTGTTGCCAGCCCACTCACTGACAATTCTTATAACAGCCCCGTATGTTATAGGACCACAAAAATGAATTTTCCCTTTAATAATACCTCCAAAGCCAAGAAAATAGCTTAAGAGAGCATTATTATAGGAATACACCAGATTGGTACCACTCCTAAGAGTGGAACCCAAATCAAGTGCCACATTTTTAATGGCCGAAGCAGTATTTAAAGCATAATACTGAGGCTGCAATGTAAAAAACTTAAAAGAACCCAATGTAGGATTGGCAGTATGCACAAAATTGGGCCTTCCAAGAAAAGAACTTACTGGCTCCATCTCTGCATATAGTTCAACGACGAATTCCCAGTCTGCCGCAAGTTCTTTATTATTTCCCGTTATACATGTGAAATGTAATTTAGGGGATTCAAATGTGGTTGACTCAAACCACATAGCGTGGCCACACAATTCCCCATAATCAAGTTCACAAGTCGTAGTGCCCTTGGCATGGAAAAGCAACCAATGGGGCACAGACAATGTATAAACGGGGCTGGCAGTAGTAGTGATGCTTGTAGTAATTCTATTATATGCATCAAAACTCATAACCCACGTCAAACCTGTAAAAGCATTTGGTGGATAGCGAATAACAACTTCAAATTTTGGCATACACAACCCCGAAGTTATCCACTTCTCATACTGGATTCCAGCAAACCCAGCAGTCATGCTCCGCATGTCCAGAGTCTTAAGGAAAGCATCTTTTCTACAATCCTTAGGTACCTGGACCGACCCTCTTCCAGCAAGACCCCTGGTAGTAGAGCTCATCCTGGGCAAAGCTTCTCCAACGTCGGCATTCCTATCGATCCTAACAGACCGAGAACGACTAGGAATGGAGAAAGTTTGTCCAGGTTCCTCCACACTTTCCCACTGTAAGGGCCCCACCATGTTGATACTGGAACCACCTCCTATTTCCACATGTGCATTAGGAGTTCCAGTAAATAGGCTTCTTTCAGGAGAAACCACAACAGTATTACCCATCATGGTAGCCCTGAGAGTGGTACCCTGCACCTGGGCTTGGTGCTCGGCACTTGCCACTGTCCGATAATGCATAGAACCAACATGTTGGCGTAGAGTACCAACATTAATGGCTGCTAAGAGTGAATCAGTGTCTACAGTGGCATTAGTAGAAGCAACATGCAGGGGAATTAAAGATTCACGCCTTGGCTCTTCTTGACTATATTGTAATCCAGGAAAGAAGATAGCTCTTGCTAACCCATTTCCTAGAAACGTTGAAGCTGAACCAATAAAAGCGCGCGTCATATCACGCTCATGTCCATATGTTGCCACGACGGTCAAGTCTGTGGGATTTCCAGGCATGCCAAAGGGATTAATTGCTATTTCTAGCGCATCTATCACTACAGCTGACATGCCTCTATCCCGAAACTCTTCCATCTCTTCTTCCGACACGGGATTATACAATATTTCCAATGTGTTAGTCCCAGTCGGTATACCATTGAGCCTAAAGTCCAACGTGTAATTGGCTCTGGTAGAAGGCCCTCTCCATAAACCCCTAGGGGCATATGCACTACGTAAGGGAGGAAGCAGTGGTAAGCCTTGCTCAATCATGTCGGCAGCGCCAAGATAAGCATTCCTGGCCTGCTCAAATGTCATATCTGTCTGAGCAGCAAGTCCTTGCAGGCTATTTGCCTGCTCCCTCCTTCTCAGAGCTTGTCTACGCTCTGAGATCCATTGTGCCCTACCAGGGGCCGTATTTGAGCTAACCCTATGTTGTAAAGGGTCAGCCTCTTGAGCAATAGTTTGCCCCCCGGTAGTTCTACCATCCGCACAGCATACAGAAATGCTGGGGATGTCCACGTAACCCACCCAAGCCTTATTGAGGCCCAGGGAGGTTTCCAGGGCAAAAGCCCTGGCGCAGGACTTCATCCTGCAAAATTCCCTAACCCTCTCACAGAAAGAGGGAGGATTTTGGATTAGGGGAGGAGGAGGAAGACAAGGACCACCAGGATGAGCCTCTAGGAGGCGTTCATCACTAGTGTCATACCACTTCCTCCAAGTGGTATGCTTGAGCATGGCAAATTTCACTGCCAAGCTCAACCTCAAAGGAGCCCCTTGAGGGAACTCCAATGGCAATTCGGCAAAGAGTGCCGCAGCTCTCGACTCTTCCCGTTCCCGGGAGAGCCTTTCCACAGTGGCCCGGATAAACCCGGACCGGGTCGGTGCAAAAGCCCCAACAGGCCTAAAGTAAGGCTTGGGGGCAGGAGGAGGTAAGGGAATCACCACCTTCTTCGGTTGTGGCACCACAACCTCATCAGCTTTAGCCGGCTGGGTCGGCGGGACTAATCCCAATGAATGCCCGTGCACTATATAGTGCCAGGCGATTCCAGCAGGGCCCTCTACAGGGCCCCGGCCAACAGGATACTCAAATATCCTGCTGACAGAAGGTACAGCTCGGTCGAACTGTACCCTCTCTTTGACCTCCTTCCTAAAGGAAGGATCCTCCATACACTGGAGCCATTGTTCAAAGGTGCCTCGGCCATCAGTGCCGAGGCAGTAGGCGGCAAGCCGCCGGTCACTAAAATAAAACTTGCCCATACGGGCAAGATAAGCTAAAAAGAAAACAAAATAAAGCTTTAAAGACCAACTAAGTAAAACACTAAACAAATAAAACGCGAAATAAAAGATGGAAAAAGCAATGATGAGTTTCTTAAACTCTTCGCTTTGTGAGTTTCTTAAACTCTTCGCAAGGAAATTCAACTTTGAGTTTCTTAAACTCTTCACAAGAAAAAGCTGAATTCACGGTAACGTAGGAACTTGCAGAAATTTTTCAT